ACCCTCACACAAAACATATTCATATTTCATTTTATCCAAAACAATCAGGAGAGTTCTTTAACATCCCACTACTAGGAGGCAACTAATGAAACTATCAAATAAACACAAGGCTGCAATTAAGTCATATTTAAGAGCTGTGGCTGCTTCCGGCATTACTGTTCTTTTGGCAATTGTGGCTGACATCAGACCAGAGTTTGCAATCTTGGCTGGTGCGTTAGTTGCACCTATTGCAAAAGCATTAGATCCAAAGTCCGGCAAAGAAGCTGATTATGGACTTAATGCGAAATGACAGCCAACGAATGGGTTGGTATAGCCGTTGGCGTATCCGCCGTATCTACAAGTTTGTTGCTGGGTCTGCGCTGGGTTATTAAATCCTACTTACAAGAATTGAAACCCAATTCTGGAAGCAGTATTAAGGATCAAATTACAAGGCTTGAACAGCGTGTCGATGATCTGTTTGTCTTAATCAGTAAGCGATAATTTTAATTATGGCGAACACACGAAAACCTATCAAACGCAAAAAGATCAATCGTCGAGTCGTTCGCCAATCTCCTGAACCATTATCAAAGATCGATCAGCATTACACCGCATTGCACGAATGCTACAAAGCAGCTAGAAAAGCAGGATTCACACCTGAGCACGCTTTTTGGTTGATGACTGAACATAAGACATTCCCTGATTGGATTGTGGGCGATGGTGGGATCATCCCATCCATAGATCCAACTGACGATGAGGATGACGATTAATTAAAGCCAACCGCAGGTATCTTGTAACGCCAGATTTACAGATTCCATTGCACCATCCAAAGGCAGTTTCAAATCTGATTAAAATGGCAAGGCATGAGAAGTTTGATTTTGTATTAAATGTTGGTGATGAAATGGATCTTGGTTCGCAAAGCCGTTGGGCAAAAGGAACAAAACTAGAGTTTGCAGAAACACTTGACGAGGAAAGAAAACTTGGTCAGGAAATACTTTATGACCTAGGCACGACCGATATTGTCAGATCGAATCACACCGATAGAATTTATCAAACTTTGCTCAAGGGTGCGCCATCACTTATTGGATTGCCGGAATTGGCTTATGACAAGTTTATGGATTTCAGCAGCTTGGGTATTAGATTTCATAAAAGAGCCTACGAGTTTGAAAAGGGCTGGCACTTGGCTCATGGCGATGAAGGCAACATGTCTAAGCATGCCGGTATAACTGCCTTAAATCTTAGTAAAAAGTGGCATTCTAGCGTAGTTTGTGGGCATAGCCATAGGCAGGGTGCCGTCCGACACCAAACTGGCTTAAACGGGCGTTATTCAACGATTTGGGGCATAGAAGCCGGTCATCTCATGGATATGCGTAAGGCGACCTACCTAAAATATAACTCAGCCGATTGGAACATGGGTTTTACGGTGCTTAGTTTTGGCAATAAAGGACATCAAGTTGAGTTGATTCCGGTCAATCATGACGGATCATTTACCTATAATAGACGGACTTATGGGTCTTGAAACCGATTATCACGAACGCACGATTGATGACCATATCGATGATTTTGAGGATATTAGCGTTATCTAATCGTTATACAACACTCCGAAAGAAAATAACCAAGCGTCCTTGATTTAGGTCATACTTTATGTATCCGCAAAGGCTGTGGATATGTAAGGGAGCAATATGAAGCTACGAAAGTGTCCAATGTGTGGATCTACCACCGATAGGGCCATATTAAGGTTATACCGTTATGACAACGGAGAAAAATTTTATGAATCAGTGTGTGTAACGTGTGCAGATATTCACACATCTAGCTTGGTGAGCGCATGACACTTGAACTGGCTATCTATCTATTTATTGGTTTAAGTTTTGCCTATTGGGCACTATTGGTGCGTATCGATGATTTAAAACAAACCCACTATTGGCGTGGCCGTAAAGATGGGTGGGATATGCACCGCAGAATGATTAACATTAAGCAGCAGTCAGATGAAGTCTTTGATTATGACAAAAACTGAGCAGCTGTTTGATGAGGTCATTACTACAATCCAACAGCGTGGAAGTGTTTATGGACATCCATACTACAACCACAAAAGAATTGCAGGTCTTTGGTCTGCTTATCTCGACTTCCCAATCACACCACACCAAGCTGCATTATGTATGGCATTGGTCAAGGTTTCTAGGCTTAGTGAAACCCCAGATCATTACGACAGCATCAAAGACTTTATTGCTTATGGATCTGTCTATAAAACTGTGCTTGATGCCGTCCAAGATGAAAACTGGGAGGATTAACAATGGCATTTAAATTAGATGATTATGAGGATGTGGCAACCCTTAACAAATGGTTTATTAGTAACTATCCGATGGGTCGATCAGATCTATCAGTCATAAACCATGATCCGGAAAAGGGTTATATCTTAATCCAAGCAACAATTTGGCGAGATAGTAAAGATGCTTTTCCGGCAGTTTCTAATGTTGCATTTGGATCTAGGGAAACTTACATTCCTAACATGAAAAAGTTTTATGTTGAGGATACTGCCACAAGCGCATTGGGTAGAGCAATTATTCTACTTAAGGGATCTGACAAAACTGCTACGAGGGATGATATGCAAAAGGTCGAAAGCAATCCATCATTTAAGGAGAAGTTAGAAAGCCGGCAAAATATGTATGGCAAGGCAGGATCTAAATCAGCACAAATCGAAACAATTTTAAGAGATAGTTTTGCAGCTGATAAAAAAGAGCCTGAACCTGTGGCTTGGTCTGTTGGTGATGTTGTAGATCAGATTGGATCATCAATACCTAATGAACCACCGTCATGTCAGCATGGTCATATTTTGAAAGAAGGAATCTCTAAAGGAGGCAAGCCTTACTATGGTTATGTTTGTAAAGCCAAAGAATGTCCACCTAATTGGGCAACTCTCACGGCTAATGGAAAATGGTATTTTAAAGGAGGTGAATAAATGGGTGAATTACAAATAATTGACGGCTCTGGCTTAACTGCCACCTTTACGGATGACGGAGTAAAAGTAGAGCCATCAATGGTTACTTGCGATCTATGCAACGATGACAGATTACTTCATGAGGGCGATCTGCTTCGATGCTATTCCTGCCATGCCATAAACCGAATTCCGTATCATGCCTAATTACGATTACATGTGCGATGGTGAGGGGTTGCTGATTGTATTGGATTTACCAATGGATCATAAAATCCCTCATTGTCAAGTATGCAATGCACCTTTAAGGCGTGTCTTTACAGCTGTGCCATCAATCTTTAAAGGAACTGGATGGGCTGGCAAAGATGGTTAGTTTTAGATGCAACTTTTGCTCGGCCAATACCGAGTTTCAATGGCTTGATGAATATGAATCTTGCGAGGGTTTTAGGGTCTATATGTGCCTTAAATGCTGCGCTGTTGGCGTTAAGAATGAAGCTGAATCAATAGATACTCAAGAGCCGGTGATGCGCTGTGGTAAATGCGGATCATGGATGTTTGCAGACAAGGAGTGTTTTACATGTGCGATTCTCACGATGAAGGAACTCACCAAATAGATTGGGCTTATCAGAATGAATTGCGTAAACAATGGCTAATTGATAACCCTGATTCACAATACATAGGATGGATGTCTATATGAGAGATAGCGATGAGCAATATACTCCTAAATGGATCTTTGATGCACTAGGTGTTGAATTCGATTTAGATGTATGTGCGCCAAAGGGGGGGGTGGATTACATTCCAGCCAAAAGGCACTACTCATTAGCTGATGACAGCCTTAATCAAAATTGGGATGGGTTTGTATGGATGAATCCACCATTTAGTGAAGGCAAGATTTGGCACAATAAATTTATTCAACACGGCAATGGTATTTGCTTAGCACCAATGTCTAAGTCTTATTGGTTTTACGATGTTTGGAATAGGCAAGATTTAAGTATCCTTATGCCAACACCCAAGTTCAAGTTTGTAAAACCAAATGGCAAGGCTAACAGTATATTTATGCCGGTAATTCTCTATGCAATTGGCTTACAAGGTCGCCAAGCATTAGTTCGCAGCGAGTTAGGGAAAGTGAGATGATGCAAACGACACGCCCTCTGACCTGCGGTTTTGCTGATGGATTTGGTAGCGCATGATACGCTCTAGTTCGCATTCGCCCTCAAGGCGAAAAGGCGAGCCCCGTAGGGGATGGCTCGCAAGGTGCACGCTAGTTGGGATCGCTGTATTTGTAGCACAAATTAACAGCCTTGAAAGAGCTGAATCTAAATCTTGGTCAATTAATACATTAAAACAATATGCTTTTATAGAGCTTAATCATTCATTTACTGAATTCTATTGTTTAGATGAGTTATGGCATAAAGAGAGTAGATGGAACTACAAGGCTAAGAATCCTAAATCAAGTGCATTTGGTATTCCACAGATATTAGGGCTTAAAGAAAAGAATCCTATTAAACAGATTGATAGAGGATTGGCTTATATTAAACACAGGTATGATGAACCTTGTAAAGCATTACAACATCATAAAATTAAGGGTTGGTATTAATGAGCAAGTCAGCTCTACGATCTACTGGATCGACTAGGCATTGGAGATCTATTCGCAGTAGGGTGTTAAGGCGTGATGGGTTCATCTGCCAATATTGCAATCAAGAGGCCACTACTGTGGATCATGTGATACCTAGGAGATTAGGTGGTCTTGATAGTGATGACAACCTTGTGGCTTCATGTTCCAGATGTAATTTATCTAAGGGTGGGCGGTTTTTTGTGAGCGATAGGACAC